CATCGTGGGCGATATCTAAAAAGAACCCCTTCACATTTTTTATTAAGTATTTAGACAAGGTTGACCTAGGTAACATCAATCTATCATCACTCAACGCATCGATAACTTTTTGTCTCCTCATTGGGTCTATTCGACGAAGATCTGAACCAAGAAAAGAATCGCCAGAAATAGAAACTATGTAAACTAGTGGGAATGAATCAAAATACTTTACGTTTTTATCTTTTTCTGGCATGTAGTCAAACATCATGATATGACCTGGTTTGGGAATGACTCTTAGAGTGTTCTCATCCGCATCGCCAGTATCTCTTTTTTCATCTAATATAATTTTACTTGGATCTTGTTTATATCTGGTTATTAATCTTCTCATAGCACGTCTATAGAAAAAGGGTGATTTACCCTCTTCCATGTCTAATTCTTCATGCACCTGAGAAAACAGAGTTTTAGATGCCAAGTTCGTCCTCCGTTACTATTTTAAATTCCCACAAACGATCAGCGCAAAATTCTTCTGCGGCTTTCCATTTTGCTTTGTTCTTTGCAAATTCCATGACCTCTGCCAAATATCTTTTTGTCTTTCTCTTTTGTTTTTTGGGACCAGTGACTTGTTTTTTTGGTTTCACTTCAATCACATATGATTTATTAGAACCATTACTCTCTTTTACTTTCATGTAAAAATCTGGAAAATATCTATGAATTCTATTGTCCAGAGGAGAGACGTATGGAATAAAAAACTCTTCACTGCCCCACTCGATTATATTTTCATTTCTATCACACCAGTTCATGAACCTAAGTTCCCACAAACTCCTATAAATAATATTTGTGGGATCCCCTTTGTATTTTGAAGGGTATGAAGGTCTAAACTTTCCTTTATAACTCATTATGAATAAAGCACTTTAAATATTTATTCATGGCACAAACATCTGGAACAAAACCAGGCATAGCCAAACAGTATAGAACTCAGGATTTTTTATCCAGATTTAGTTCGTTAGCTCAAACTAACCAGTATCAGGTGACATTTGGTATTTCTGCCAATGTTAGTACACCTTCGGATGGTGGTGGTCAGGGTGAACCTATAACCTCTTTGAAAGACTTTTTGGTGCAGAGAGGACTAGACGTTGGATTCCAGTTGGAACAGTCTGGTATTATGGCGACTAGTGCTCAATTACCTGGATCGTTTTTTGCGACTACTGAAAATGCCGCACATTATTATGGTGTAACTCAGAAAAACGCATATAGAAGAACATTTGATGATGCTAGTTTCACTTTTTATGTTGACTCTGAGTACAGACAGATTCAATTCTTAGAGGCATGGATGGACTACATTTCTAGTAGTAATCCTCAAGGTCAACTTGAAAATGGTGCAGCGAAAAACGCTTTTTATGAATTTAATTATCCGGATAATTATAAACACTCCATTTATCTTACCAAGTTTAATAAAGATGTGGATAGGAATGATATGATTACATATACTTTTATCAATGCTTTTCCTACCAATATATCATCGATGGAAGTTTCTTATGGAGCAGCGTCCTTGTTACAATGCACTTGTTCTTTTACATATGACAGATATGTGGTTGATAAACCCGCAAGAGTTCAAACAACCTTAGATGAAACAGCATCGAGTCAGGGATTGGGATCTTTCGGAGATCCTAATTCAATATTGAGTAGAGCAGTTGAAACTATTTCTCCTGCCGGGGAGGATTTAGCAGACTTCCTAAGATAACTATAAATAATCACACTGAAAAAACGTTATAGGACATTATGCCTTTACCAAAAATTGAAACTCCATATTATTCTCTTGATTTGCCTTCTACCGGAAAAAAGATTGAGTATCGACCTTTCTTAGTAAAAGAAGAAAAGGTTCTGATGTTGGCAATGGAAACCGAAAATCAAAAAGACATCACCACTGCAGTCAAAAATGTACTGAAGAATTGCATTAAGACTAGAGGGGTAAAAGTAGACAATCTTCCAACATTTGACATCGAATATATTTTCCTTCATATCCGAGGAAAATCTGTTGGTGAGAAAGTGGATGTTAGGTTGGTATGTCCTGATGATGGCAGATCTACTGTTGATGTTGGTATTTTCCTTGACGAGATTGAAATCAAGAGAGATCCTGAACATGTCAATGAGATTGATTTGGGTTCGGGATTGAAAATGCAGATGAAGTATCCATCTTTGGAACAATTCATCAAAACTAACTTTGATTTTAGTGATGAAGCAAATGTAGAACAAACATTTGAATTGTTATCATCCTGTATTGATATTGTTTACAATGAAGAGGAGTCTTGGGCTGCATCTGATTGTACTAAGAAAGAACTTATGGACTTCATGGAGTCTATGAATTCATCTCAGTTCAAACAGATTGAGAAATTCTTTACGACCATGCCTAAACTTTCTCATGAAGTTACGATTACCAATCCGAATACAAACGTTGAAAGCACCGTTGTTCTGGAAGGACTCTCTAGTTTTTTCGGCTAGCGCTTTCACACATGGATCTTGAATCTTATTTCAAGATAAATTTCGCTCTGATGCAGTACCATAAATACTCATTAACAGAGATTGAAAACATGATACCATGGGAAAGAGATGTTTACATATCTCTTTTGAAGGCGCACTTAGATGATGAAAAGTTAAAACAACAGCAGCAATCTAATGGCGGCTATCGTTAAATACGAACCCGACACTGAGAAGAATCAACAGTCGATATCTGACGAAAATATTGACGAAAGAATCTTGCGTCTTCTTGGATTGGAGGATGTTTTTGATATTGATTATGATACCTATATGACTCT